AGCGCCAGGACGAGGATGACGACGAGAACGAGGACAATTGGGTTGCTCATGGCTTGTCCTTTCCGCGACTGAGCCAGTAGGCGACGACCGCTGCGAGCGTCGCGCCAATGAGGACGGGGCAGACCGGGCTGCTCATGGCTTGTCCCTTCCGCGACCGAGCCAGTAGGCGACCACCGCGCCGAACGCCGCGACGAGGCCGCCTATCGCGCCGCTGGTGATCTCATCGGTGGGGATGGTGAAGAACGCGCAGTAAGTGACGAGGCTCAGGAACGACAGGATGACGAGCAGCGACACGGTGAGCGTGCCGCCGCTCGCGTCGAACCGTTGCGCGGCGACCAGCATCACCACTGTCAACACCGACGCGATCACCAGCCCAATCGACGCGGGATAGTCGAGCAGCTTGGGGCTCGGCGGCGGGATGACGAGATCGTTTCCGGCCAAGATGATCACTTCAAGAGCTTGAGGAGAGCGGCGGGCGGGAAGAACGTCGCAGCCGCGCCGATGATCATGTCCTTGATGTCGGACGTGTCGTAGCCCTCGGCCTGCACCGCTGGGAGCAGATCGGCCGCCACTTTCGCCGCCGCGTTGATGAGCGCGCCTGGGTCGTCGATCTTGCCCTGCGTGACGAGCTTGCCCGCCTCGGTCATCGCCGCGCGCCTGATCTCGCCCTCGTTGCTGTCGCTCTCCTCGATGCCGAGCTTGTCGCGCAGCCATTTGATGGCGTAGGCGCAGAGCGCGGTGATCGCCGCTGCGGCGACTGTGGTGAGGATCGACTGCAGTTCGGCGAGGAGGCTTTCCATCAGGCGAGCGCCTTCTTGGTCGAGGCGAGATAGGCGATGCGGCTGTCGAGCCCGTTGTATCCGCCGTTGATGAGCTTGGTGACGGCGCGCACGTCGTCCTTGTCGGCATGCTGGTTGAGCTTGCGCGTGTCCCAGTACCAAGCCGACACATCGGCTGCGGCGGGGAACCGCTCGACCAGTTCAGGCTGCTCGACGAACGGGCGTTCGAGCGCCTTGGCGGCGGCGGTGTAGTTGGCGCGGCCGGTGAGCTGGATGAGGCCGCGCCCCTTGAAGCGGGGGCCGTCGCCGGGCTGGGTGTTCCCCAGGTCCTTGCGCCCGTTGTAGGCCGCGCCTGAGGCGTACTCCTGGGTCGTCTTGAAGTGATCGCACTCATGCGCGCACTGGCTGATGAAGTGCGCCTGCCGGTTGACCGTGTTGATCGCGAACTTCTCGCAGATGCCGGGCAGGGCGTCGGCGAAGCCGTCCAAGATCCAGGGCTTGCCCTTGGGGGCGATCTTGACGAGGACCGCTCGCCACTCGGCCGGGGTCAGGGTCTTGCTCATCAGCCCACTCCAGAGTTGAGCGTGGTGCCGGGGACGGCGTTCTGGGCGAGCGGGATCTTGCGCTTGCCCCACCAGTCGAGGACCTTCTGCGGCGCGACGCCGAGGACGCGCGAGGTGTGTTCGAGCTGATCGTTGAGGAGGTCGGGCAGGATCTTCGGCGGCGACTTGAGCCCGGTGATCGGGCCGTAGTTGAACCACCCGGCGGCCTGCCCCGCCGCTGGCGTGATGCCGAGCTTCTGCGCGGCGTCGTACCAGGGATCGGCCATCGGGCCGTACTCGGTCTGCTTGTAGACGCCGCCCTTGGTCGAGCCCTCCAGCGTGTCCTTGATCGCGCCGACATCGAGCTGCTGGCCGGGCTTGAAGCCCCCGGCGCTCTGGTAGTCTTGATAGCCCTGCTTGGTGAACCAAGAGGGATGGAGCTGGCCGGGGTTGAGCTGGTCGTAGTTGTAGAGCGTCGAGCGGATGTTGTGCGTGTCGGCGGTGACATCGGCTTGGTTGCCGCTCCAGCCCTCGCGGAACATCGTCGGCTTGGGGTTGGTGTTGATGTTCTCCACGCCCCTGGCGAACTGGTCCGCGAGGTTGACGTGCATGCCCATCATCGGGAAGCCCGGCTCGTTCATCGCGGGCGTCCATCCCTCGGCCTCCGATGGCACCGGGTCGCCGCTGGCGCGGCGCCACAGCAGGTTGGAGCTGTTGCGCATGTTCTGCGGCGTCGCGGTTCGTGGCGAGGTCGCAGCGCCCTGGCCCGCCCAGTCGCGCATGAACTGGGTCGCCTCGTCGGGATCGAGGACGCCCTGCTTCTGGAGCTGCTCAAGGATTGGCGAGGTCGAATAGAACTGGGTCAGCCGATGGAACGGGTTCGACGGATCGGTGAGCGGCTGCAGATCGCTGGCGATCTTGTCGGCGAGTGGCGCACGCGCGTCGATGATCTGTTGGGCGCGTCCGCCGAGCGGCATCTGCTTCGTGTCGGACCAGGGGGCGGGCAACTGGTCGCGGTAGGAGGTTTGCGGCACGACATCGTTGTTGCGGGCGAGCGCCTCAGGCGATGTGTCGAACATCGGGTTTTGCGCGGTCGGCCAGGGCGCGCTCTTGGTCTGCGCGACGCTGGCCTTGATGGCGGCGATGTCGTCGCTGGTCGGATTGGCGCGGGTGATGACGGCGGGCGCGCGGCGGGCGGCGCCTGCGGTCAGCGCGCCCTCAGGCGCGGTTCCGAGGCCCGATAGCTCGGTGACGAGCTGCGTCATGTCGCCGACGCGGTTCTGGGTCGCCGGATCGGCCATCGTCGTCTTGCCGGTGGCGACATCGCCGGGCAGCGTCGCGCCGCTCCTGGCGGCGTTCCAGAGGTGCTTCAGGATCTCTGGCCACCAGTAGCCGCCGCCCTGGCTCTGGGGCGCTGGCGGGGCTCCCTGGCCCGCCTGAGGCCATGCCGAGCCGTCGTCCGTCAAGGCAGGCGCCTGCGCGCCCGGCGTGGCGGGCTGGAGGTACCTCTGCGGCAGGTTGCCGAAGATGTTGTCGTCCCATCCAGCCATCAGACGCGGCCCTGCCAGATGCGGAAGGGCGCGGCCTCGGCGCTGTTGAGCCAGCGCGCCCATGTGGGCTCATCCCACTGCTCATGGCAAGCGCGCTCGTAGACTTCGATGGGAATGCGGGCGAGCAGCTTGTTGACGCCGTTGTGCGACATCGTCTCGCGGTCGCGCTGGACGCTGTCGAGGATCTCGTCGAGCTGCTGCTCGGTGTGGACGGTGAAGTCCTCAGGGCGCTCGTCGTCGGTGATGAGCGTGCGCCGCACGCCGTCCCGGTGCTGGTACGTCGTGCGGCGCTCGGTCATTACTTCTTGATGCCGTTGAACAGGATGTGCGCCAGCGGGTTGCGCATCTCCAGGCCCCATTCGCAGACGATCATGCGCGTCTCGGCGTCGCCGACGCGGGCCATCAAAAATTGTCTGAAGGCGCGGAAGAACGCCACGGCGGCGTAGTCGGGATCGATCAGCAATCCGACATCGGGCGCGAGCCAGCGCGACGGCGCCACCTTCACGCGGCCGAAGTCGGTCGCGATCACATCGATGGTGCTGACCACCTCGGTCTTGCCGACAAGTACTTGCGAAGTAGAGCGGCCAGTAAAGGTGCTGATTGTACGCTTAGGCCCTGGCGGAACGATCCACATGGTGGGCGATCCACCATTCTGGTATGCCTGTTGCATAGCATCGCCAAGCATAGCCTCAGTAATGCTGACCTGAACCCCGGCGGCCGGGGCCGCGAACGTGTCGGTCGCCGCCACCGGCAGGCCGGTGATGACGGTGCCGGGCGCGACCGCTGCGGCGACGTTCGAGTTCTTGTCGGTGGCGCGGCCGAGCCAGTGCGAGAAGGCCTCGGTCGTGCGCGCGGTCGGACCTGTGTCGTTGCCGTCGTTGCGGGCCTGACGAGAGCAGAGAATGCTCTCCATGTCGCTCTTCAGGACCTTGGCGGCGAGCGCCATCTGGTGGGCCATTTCGGAGCCCTTGCCCGCCGCGTCGCTCTCCTCCTGCGAGCCAGACACGGTCGCGTCGCGTTCCGAAATCTGGGTCACATTATTGCGGCGGATGGTCGGCTGAGACGGCCCGTTGCTGAGTGCGAAGCCTTCGAGCTGGGCGTTCGCAAGGTTGACGAGCGGCAAGAACTCAGTCTGCCAATCGAAGATCCGGTTCTTGACGTTCCTTCTACGGATCGCCGACATGACCGGCGTGTCGAAGGGGTCGATGTTGTAGATGGCGTTGCTGAGATCTTCGCGGTTTGCTTGGGCGTTGTAAGTTGTAAAGGCGTTCGTGACCTTAGGCACGGGGTTGATCCTTTCGGGCAAGAGGAATTGTCTCCAGCGAATACGCTGGACAATGGCTCTAGCCCGACGGCTAGACTTTGGGGCTCTGGCTACGCCAGCCTATGGCTCCGGTTGAAACGCCGGATTTATTATCGGCCGCCGCGAAGCATCTGGGCGAATACGCCCGCCGCATCGTCGACCCGGCCGGAGGCTTGCAGGCGCTTCATGGCGTCGTTCATGCCGCGCTGGGCGCCGTTGCCGATGCGCGGCGCCGATCCAGGCTGCAGCGCGCCCTGGCGCTCAGGCTGCACGGGCAGGGGCTTGTTGCGCATCATGTTGTCGAACCGCGCCGCCTTGTGCAGGACGGTGAGCATGCGCTCGTCGTAGGTCGTGCCGATCTCGTCGTCGCTGAAGCCCGCCTCCAGCGCGGTCCTGCGCATGTAGCCGATGGCCTTGTCGACGCTCGCCTGATCGGAGAGCTTGTGCTTGGCGCGGAACTTGTCGAACTCGGCCCTCGCGTAAGACGCGGTCTGCTGCGCGTGGGCTTGGTAGGCGTCGGCTTGAGCCTGGGCGCGGCGCTGGCGGATCGAGTTGAGCGTGCCGTAGACGGCCTTGTAGTTCTGTTCGAGCTGGTGGGCGGCGGCCGGGTCCTGCTTGTAGAGGGCGTCCCAGTCGGGCTCCTTGGGGATCAGCGCGGCGAATTCCTGCTCTTGGTTCTGGCAGAGCTGGATGTAGGCCTCGCGCGCCTGTTGGGCCTGCGCGCCGCGCTGATCGATGGTCTTGGCGACTTCGACCATCTGACGCATGCGATGGTTGAACGTCTCTTCGCGCTGGTAGCCGCGCAAGGCCTCGTTGAGGCTGACCTCGCGCTCTTCGCCGTCTACCTGGATCTTGTACCGGGGCGAGGCGTCTTCGCCGTCTTCCCCATCGGGACCGGTCCCCTTGTCTGGTTTTTCAGCGTTTGGATCGGCATCGTCGGCGCCTTCCCCGATCCGCTCTGGCGGCTCATCTTGGGTTGTGTCGTGTTCGTCGTCGGCGGGGGCTGCATTGCGTTTCGCGGGCTTCGAAACGGCGTCCCCTTCTTCAGACCGGCCATCGGCTACTCTCCTCTCCTGTTCGAGCAGGCGCGGGTCTGCGCCGCCGTCGGACGTGTCGCCCCGGTCGTCGCCCTCAACGTCGCGGGGCTGGAAGATCGGCTCAGGCTTTGAGCTGGTCGAGACGAACTTGCCCGCCTGATCGCGCGGCCGAGTGGCCTGGGGGATCTCCTGCGCGAAGGCCTCGCGGGCCTCGTCGAGCCCTTCAGGCATGGCGGGCCGCCCTCTGGGCGTCGACCCGGTAATTGTCGAGCAGGTTGCCGAGCGCCACGGGGATGAGGTCGAGGGCGCGCATGCGGGCCGCCAGCTCGTCCTGCCTCACGCCAGCGTGGGGCATGTCGAGCAGCTCGTTGAACCACTGCTGGCGAAGCTGGCGGTAGACGTGGCCGAAGGCCTTGTCGGCAAGCAACGCCTTGGCTGCGTCGGAAAGCTCCCGCCGCTCGCTCAGGTGTTCGATCTTGCTGTTACTGCCCAGCGCCGACATCTGACCATCGGCAACCATGTTGTCATTGGGACAACACTGCAGGTTGCTTAGATGATTACTTCTGTTTTATGCGCCCGTCTAGCCGCCGCCGCTCGACGGCGTCTGCGGCGTCGTGGCCTTGGTCATGTCGACCACGACCTGGGCCATGTCGACCTGATGGTCGAGCGCCTGCTGCACCTCCTGCACGCGCAACTGTTCGGCCTTGTAGGCCGTCTCCTGGGCGAGCTTGTCGCGGCGGAACGCCTCGTCCTGGGCCTGCTTCTGGGCGTTGAACTGCTGGCCCCCGATGTCCTTGGCCGTGTCGGCTTTGACGCGCTCGTAGTTCGCCTTGGCGGCGATGGTCATCGCGTCGGGCTCCTTCGGCGCGGTCATCATCTGCTGCAGGACCTGCGGGCTCGGCATCTTGAAGTACCGGCCGACGTTTTTGATGTTGGCGATCTCCAGCATGTCGGTGATCGTGTTGAGCATCTCAGGGATGCCGACGACCGGGTTCGACGGCCCGAACTGGCTGTAGATGGTCGCTTGGTCGTTTTTGATCGACTGCAGCGTCATCATCCTCACCGTGTCGCTGCCCTTGCCGAGCGTCGGGTTGACCTCGACCGACATGTCGGCGTCGAACATCGACGTGTCGTAGTTGGTCCACTTGCCGTTGATGCGCAGCGTGCGGCTCTGGTTCTCGTTCTCGACGATCTCGTTGAACAGGCCATGGAACAGATCGCGGTAGCCCGTCTCGGCCAGGACGCGCGCCACCAATTCGGTGCGCTCCTGCTGTCCGTTGATCACCGCCTCGACGCCGATCATGGTCGACGATTGCAGGGCCTTCGGGTCGAGGCCCTTGGCGGCGTCGGAGAGGCCGGTGCGGCGCTGCTGCACGCTGTCGAGATACTCGAGGACCGGCAGCGCCTGCTGGCCGACGAACGGCGTCGAGGCGAACTGCACGGCGGCCGAGGGGTCGCCCCTGGTCCTGATGACCGCGCCCAGGTCGTCGTTGAGCGCGTCGTCGAGGTTGGTCACCAG